ATTTTCATATTGATTTTTAGTTGCATTATATCTATCATCAATAGCATTTTCATCTGTTTTTATAGCTTTTACTTTATTATTTTTAGTTTTATAATCATAATTATTAATTTCATCTCCACTTCCAGAAGAATCTTGACCTGTCATAGGAATTCCATATTTTTTATTATCATCCTGATTAAATGAACCATCTGTTCCACTTCCACTTCTTCCACTACTAAATGCCATTTCTTTTTTAACAGGTAATTTTTTTAATTCATCATCTATTTCTTTAAAAAAAGATTCTTTAGCTACATCATCTAATTGATCTGGACTATCAACATGAAATTTTCCAAGTTTTTTATTATATATTAATTGATAATTAGCATCATTTTTACTTACTTCAAATTTTAATTTATGTCTAAAATTTATATCCTCTTTTATCATTTTATTAATTATAAATTGAAATTTAATTATATTTTCTTTTTTTAATTTATTTTCCATTTTTTCTAATTCCTCATAATATGTTGGTGATTCTGATAAATGTTTATGTGCTATTTTTGCGAATAAAACATAATCTTTTATATTAAACACTTTAGGATTTCCTACTAAATCTTTATGTTCTTCTTCTGATTTGATGCCTTTAATAAAATCTTTTAATTTAATTTTATTAAAATCTACTTTTAATGCATTTCCTATTTTTTTTGCAAGATTATCTGTAAGTTTCATTAATTTTTCCAATTTATAAAATATTATATAAATTTACTAAAATCTCGTTTAGTTAAATCTAAAAAAGATGATTCATCTTTATTTTTTATATTTTCATTTATTTTTTGAACATTATTTGCTAAATCTAATACTTGTTTAAGTGGATCTACATAATATTCTGATATATTATTATTTTCATCAAAATCATTAGTTATATCAGATGAAACAGAAGAATTTTCTTTAAACATATCTGCTATAATATTTTTGTCAATTTTTGTAGATGAATCTATCATTTCAGGCATATTTTCAAATAAATCTTTTTTAAATGATGCAGATATTTCTTCTTTAATAGAAGAACCTTTATTAGATTTTATATTATATTCATTTAATTTATAATTTATTTTTGTATCTATATATTCTTTTAATGGTTTTACAATTGATGATACAACTATTTCTACAATAGTATTTATTTCTTCTTCTGACATATATTACCTTTTATATTTAATTAATTATTTAAATAATTTACATATTATTTTATGCGATATTTTTCTATAAAATAAATTAATTCTTTATCATAATCAGTATATATATAATTAGAATTTTTAGGTAAAGAATTATTTCTTTTTGTATCCCATTCTAGCATTGTACTTTCTTTTATCATAAATGCTCCTTGAACACTTGGATTTGATACTAAATCCCATGTAATAAAAACTGCATCATCTGATACTACTTCAACATCATCTCCATATTGAGAATATTCTTGATGTAATCTTACTGATTCTGTTGAACCTAATGCTCTACTTGAAATTCCTATTTTAACATCTTCTTTTATTAATGCTAATATTTTTTGTCCAGCAGGATGATCTCTTATTATTTGAATTTTACCAAGTAAATTATTTCCTTCCCAATACATATCAACAATTTTATGACTAGCATTTTGGAAAGATACTACAGATGAATTTCCAGACCAAAAACATTTTCCATTATTTTCACAATAAAAAGTTTGATTTTTTACTTGAACACAATATACTCGTCCATTATAATTTTCTTTTGTGATTTTTAAAAATCTACTATCAATGTGCACATATCTCGATTCATTAAATTTAAGAGTATATAATGGTTTTTTATTTTCTGCTTTAATTATATGATCTGCAAATTTATAATCTTTTTTGGTTATAGATTTTATTATATTTCCATTTTTACCTATTTTCAACTGTATTTCTTGAAAATCTTCCATTAATTTTTTAGATGTAGAAAATATATTTTTTGTATTATATCCTTTATAATATACATCTCTTCCATCTCCAATATGATACCATTTTATTAATAATTCTAATAATGGAGCAGATTGATTTTTTAATTCTTGAGGAATATATTTATCATAGCATGACCCTAATGGGTATAAATAATTAAACAAACGTGCATCATTTATACTAAATGTAGTAATTCCATTTTTATTAATAGTATGCGTCCACTTTAACTCCTTAGGAAATTTAGACAATAATTCTTTTATCATTTTAACTTTTTCTAAATTTTTTTGTGATATAATTACTTTATATCCAACAGATTTAGATGCTACATTTTTATTTCGCATTGTTCTTATTGTATTTCCTTCTGCCAAATATATTCCAATAAATGACATCCAAATATTATAATCAATTTCAACATCTTTAGTATATTTACTAACTAAATCTTTTCTAAGTTCTTTTCTTAATGTATTAGCATCTACTCCTTTTAATATAAATGTATTAGGAGAATCTACTTCCCAGCAAGAATTTGATTTTAAAATTTTTAAATGAGAACTTTTATTTAATACATCATATAACTCAACAGCATTTTTAAATAATAATTTGCCATGCCTATCTTCTACAACAAATCTATGTTCTGGAGTTACAGTAATATCTATATTCTTACCTTGTATATGATACATCTCTCCAACATATGGCTCATTTATCTTTTTTGTTATTTTTTGATATTCTGGTTTATTAGTTTCTAAATTTAAAGTTAATATTACTTCATCATCTGATATATCTTTTATATCTTTCCATCCATCATAAGTCATTATATTTCCTTCACTTATGCACGCTGGATGGTCGATTTCTCCTACTACTTGTCCATCTTTAACTAAAGGTAATAATTTATTAAATTCTCTTTCTAATAAATATTTTGGATATATACGTCTATTTTGATTAGGAAAATCTGCAGTTGACAATATACCTGTCATATAAATTTTGCCATCATTTTCTTTTTCTGATTGTTGAATATAATCTGGTTTAATATCAAAATAAGAAGTTGTATCTTCTAATAATTGTTTACCTTGTTTAATATTATTTGTTAAAATTTCACCCATATATTTTTCTCTTAAAATTCTTTTTTTAAATATTCGGCTAATGCTTGTAATTTTTTATCATTTATAAATGCTTTACCTTTAGTTTTTTTAGAAGAAATCATAAGTGTATAACCTTTTTTATTACCTCTAAATGCACGAGTAATTTCATATTCTCCGGCTTCAAATGTTTTATCTATAGATTTATTATTATAATCATCTTCATCAATAGAATATTTTTTCTTTTTATCACTAACTATACTTGGTGCAGCAAATCCAGCAATTCCACCATCTGTACTCATTTCTTGAACTGCCTTATTAAATATTTCTTCTAAACTAAATTTTTTTTGTTTTTTATTTCTCATTGTCAAATATCCAAATATTTTTTGATATTTTTCTAGTATTTTTTCTAAATTCATTATTTATTTTTTTTAATTCCACAATAATTTTTACTTTTTCTTCAAATGGAATTTTAGCCATTTTCTTGTGAAATTCTCTATTTTCATTAAAATCTATTTTTTTGAATAAATACATTCTATATATGATTCTGTACTTACAACTGGAATAAAATATTGAAGTACATATGGATTATCTACTCTTAAAGATGCAGTTATATTGTCCATATAATTTTTAATATTATCAGCATCAACAGATTTTACATTTATATAATGTATCAATATTATTTTCGGTAATGGGGATTTAAATTTTCTAAATAATTTTATCATAAAAAATTCTCCTATAAAATTTCAAAACTATCTAATATTATTTTTAATTTATCTTCTACAGCTAAAGATTTTTTATATCCTTCTGATAATACAATTAAAGATTCTTTTATTTTATTTTTAGTAAATTCTACAGATTCATTATTATATTTAGATTTTAATGCATTTAAATTTTTTCTATATACAGTATCCAATTTATTAATAATTAAATCATCTGAAAAAGTTGCAGAATAATATTCAATTAATTCTGCCTGTTCTTTTTTTAGTTTAGGAAAATAATTTTGTTTTAAATTAATAGTAATAATTTCAGATTCTAAATCAGTTAATAAATCTTTTGTTTCAAAAATTAAATCTTTATTTTTTAATATTTTATTATCTAATATATGTTCTAATAATTTACCTTCTAAATCAATTAAATATTTAATTTCATTTATTTTTTTATTTTTAGAATAATAATCTATTAACAAATTTATAGTAGCATATATATTATAATAATTTAAATTATGTTCAAAAAATAGAGTTTTATCACAAACTTTATAAATTTCTTCTATTAATTTTTGTTTAGCTTGTTTTCTTTCTATTAATGTATTTTTTAAATTTTCTGCTTCTTTTAAACATTCCGTAATAAATATTTTGGCAGTTTCTTTATCTGAATATTCTGTTTTTAATAATAAATTAAATAAATTAAATTCTTCTGACAAAAACTTATTATTATAAAAATATTCTTTTATTATTTTTATTATTTTTTTGCCTTTTTCTATATTTCCAGTAACCTTAGTTTCTATCAGCTCTTGTAGCATGAAATCATAAATGATACCTATATTAGAACGTTTATTATGAATCAATTTAGCCATTAAGTTTTTCCCAAAAAAATCCTTATATTTTTATATAAATATAAAAATATTATTTAATTTTGTTATAGTTAACTCTTAATTTATTTTTTATTAAATAGTTAATTATGTTATTATGTATTAACTTTATTTTCAACATTAATTCTTTAAAAATAAATTAAATTTCTATTAATATTTTTCATAATTAATCTAAATTAAATTTTTCTTTTATTTCATTAAGTTCATCTATAACATCTTCATTTTCTTTTAATAATTTTTCTAATAATAAATTTTTCTTTGAACTTTCTTGTATTAATTTATTATTTTTTGAAATTTTATCTAATGATTGATTTTTACTTTCATAAGGGCGTAAAATAGTTGATGTAGGAGATTTTGCACCCAATCTAGTAGCAACTGAATTTCCACCTCCTATATTCATATTTTTAAAATCTCTCTGAACATCAACATTTTCATCATCTGCTGCAGCATCTGCCGGTATACCACCAGGTGCTCCTCCCATTTGACCTGCCAAAGCATCTTCTGGTTTTTCTACATTAAATTTCTTTTCAAATTCTTGTTCATATTTCTTTGATGCTGTTTTTGCAAATGCATTTACAAATGACATATATTTGAAATCTTTTATTAATCCATCATTAATTAATTTAATCTCATCATCAGTAAATTGTAAAATATTATCATATACCCATTGTCTATCGGCAAGTTTTCCTTCTAATATATCAGCAGCTATGCTAAACTTTTCTTTTATTACTTCTAATTTTTCAACTTCTGACGCTGAACTTGGATTTTTAAGTTCTATTTCAAATAAATCTGCTTTTTCTGGAGATATTCCTTTTAATATTAAATGTATTACCCCAATTTTTTTCAATTCTGAAACTATCATGTTTTGAATTCTTTCAATAGTTCTACTGAAACGAATATCTTCTTGAGCAGCTGCATTTTTTAAATCTGTATTAGTTTCATTATCTAATCCTAAATATCTTTTTGGAACTTTAAGAGATGTTACAAGTTTATTTTGTATATAACGAATATCTTCCATATCTGTTAATGATTTGGCTGATTTTAATGTATCTATTCTAGTACCACTTTCTTTCCCTCTTACTGGAATTACATAATCATCCATCATTGACATTACATTTAATCTATAATCAAAATTTCCAGAATTATTAGTATCAATAGGAGTATTTTTCATATTAGATATAACATCTGATACATAACCTTCTACGGCTTCAGGAGGAAGATTAGCTACATCTACATAAATAACACGTCTTTCAGGCGAATTATGAACTACACACCCGTCTGCAATAAAATTACTTAATCTACTTTTAACTTTAATATCATAAACATCTGAATATTCATCGGTTTCTTTTATATCAATTATATTTTCATAAAGATTGGTTTTTACTTTTGTTAAATATAATCCATAACTAGTAGTAGATTTTACTTTATATCCATTAATTTCTCTATCACCTTTTCTATTATGTACATATATTTTAGAACTTACATTCCATCCTAATTGATGTGCTAATTCTTTTAATCCTTCAATAATATTTTTATTACATAATTCTATTTCCATAGATTCAGTATTTCTTTGTTTTCTTCTATGACCATCTGCATCCATCAATCCATCAATAAATGCCTCTTTAATTTTATTTGATGAAGTAAAAATCCAATCAGGTATTTTTTTTGTATATACACTTGATGTAAATCCTAAATCTTTCATTAAATGTGAAAAATAAAATGAATTTACTGAATATCTTCCTAAATTTTCATTTTCATTTCGTTCATCATGATAAAAAATTGCAGATGATACATATTTTTTCAATATATTCGCATAATATTCATTAACTTCTGGATATATTCCGGTTGCAAATCCTATATCATGCATATTTTTCCCCATATAACCATTTCCAATCATAAACCCAAAAAATCTTGCAAATTCTTCATCTACAAATTCGGGAACATTAATTCTTTCAAGATTAAACATTTGTTTTGGATATTTTATTAAATATTTTAAAGGAATATCTAATTTATTACAAATTTGAAGAGAAATTTCATAGGGTATTCCTTTAACTTTATTAAATATATTAAAAAATTGATGTATTCTTTTTTTAGAATATTTAAATTCTATTGCAAGTTCTTTTTCAATTTGCAATTTAGATACTTCAAATTTTAATTTTTTATAATATTGTTTACCTTCTTCAGATAAACATCCAAACCATTCATAATTTTCTTTTTTTAATTTAATAGGAACATTAATTTCTTCATTTTCTAATGTAGGCATTACAAATTGATGTCTTTTTGGAATTAAATCTTTAACTTTAATATAATCTATTTTGTTAGTTACATTATCTCTAACTAATATAGGGTGATTTTCATTCGCTTTTATTGTTCTGTGAGTAGATGATATTTCCCATATTTTTTGGCTTCCATTATTAATCCAGTTTGTGACTTCAGTGAGCATCAATTTATTATTATTTTTATTATATGAATATACTTTATCCCCAACTTTTATATCTTTAATTTTTTTATATCCATTTTCCGTCCATACTTGACTATCACCGTGTAAACATCGCATTATTCTATAAATTATCATTGCATCTTCTAGCATATTGCTCTGCCTCCAATAACGTCTACATGGTTCTAATATAGAACAACCATAAGGTTTATATGCCATATCACCAAACATACGAAAATGTACTATTTCATAAATATTAAATTCTCTATTTACATTATTATTTAATATAAATTTAACTGGATTTTCTTCATCAAAAACATCTTCAACTCTTTCTACTTCATAAACAGATAATGGTAATATTCCACCTATTCCATCTCCTACATTTAAATCCAAAAGTAAAAAATTATCTCCATATTTTAATGTATCACGAACCCATCCCCATAAATTAAAATTAATATTCAATATTCCAAAATATAATTCATCTAATAAAGTTTTTATAGATTCATCTGAAGTATTTATTTTCATTACATTACCATCTATAAATTTTGTAGTAGCATCGTCTGAATTGTGAACTATAACATATCCATTTTTTCCATCTCCTACTGCAAAATTATGATATTTTTCAACGGTCAGATCATAAACATCTACATATCTGGAAAACTCTATAGATACTACTTTATGGTTATAATATACTAATTTTGAATTATCTTTAATGAATTTTTTATTTATATTTTTAATAAAAGTTTTATGAATAAATTTTGATATAATATTTTTACTTCTATTTTTTATGACAGATATAAATCTAATTATATCATTATATAAATTAATATCATATAAATGATATAATTGATGATCCAACCAGCTCATTATTTTAATATTTTCTGGAATATTATTTGTTTTATTAAAATCTATATGGTGACATACTCCTTTTTCATTTCCTAAAAATTCTTTTTTTACTAATTCATGAGTATATTCCCATTTTTTATTATCCGATAAATATATCATTTCATACCCAGTTATTCTATCTCCATCTGCAATTGAACTTATTCTTTTATACAGAGGCATTAAAGAATCTCCAACTTGTAAATCTTTTAATTTTTTATATTCTCCATTTCTCATCATAAATTTATGAAAATTAGTTGCCTCTATTTCAGTTCCATCATCTAGTATTACTTTATATACTGGTTGATTTTTTCCAGTTATATGGGCAGAAATACATTTTGCGGGAACTATATTTTTACCATCAGAAGAATATACATAAAAAGGTTTTTCTTTTTTAGATAATTCTTTTATAGTGTATAATTTCCCATCTAAAGTAGGTATTACAGTATTTTCCGCTAAACAATAAATATCTAATGCAGCATAAATTTCTGCATTATAATCCATAACACTATATTCACTCATACGTTCAAATCTATCTATCATAGGATTAAATCCAAGAGATGCAATAGCTTGATTATATCTACCAAAACTACTACCATAACCAGTATTACCAGCATTAGATATAGTTCCACTTAAATTTTTAATTAAAGGAGAATATTTTTTAACAAATGGAACTTTAAAATACTTATCTAATCTTTTTTTTACAATATTTTTTTTATTTATCAAATCTGATGGCATTTTTTTATTTTCCTAACTATTTTTTAGAAATTTTATTCTTTTTTATATAAATATAATAATGTATTTTATTTTTCAATATCCATAAAGTCTTTTAAATTTCCTAATAATCGATGTTTATATGGATCTTGCATAGTTCTATATTTACCAGTTTTCCAAACTGGAGCAAATTTAATTATATCATTCATATCTTTATCATCTGTAGCTTTAACTATTTCTCTACTAAAAAATTTTAATATTTCATCTGTAAGTAAATTATTATTCTCAATAATTTTCCAATATAATTTTTTAATATATAATCCTATAAATAATGCTGATACTTTATCATCATTATTTTTTCCTTCTGCTTTATATTTACCATTTATAGCTATATATGATTTTAATTGTTCTAATAATCCATTAGTTAAAATTTCTATTTCACCATCCATTATTATATTTTTCATTTCTGGAACTAATATAGATTTATTTTTACTTGTTGTATAAAAACCTGGCATAGCATTTTTATCTTTTGTAGTATATTGATTTATTATTTTTATTGGAGTGTTTTCATCAATAAATAATCCACTACGTCTATCTGACCAAAATATATTTGGATATTTTAATGCAATTAAATATTGTGCTACTAATTGTCCTGTTGATCTCATTTCTAATACCATTAAAGCATTATTATATGTAATTCCTATATCATTAAGTAAATTTGCTAAATCTTTTTCTCTTATATCTTTATTAGCATATTCTCCAATAATTTTATTTTCTGTTATATTAAATATTAAAAATGCACTAGCATCTCTATCTTCTCCTAATCCTTCTGCAGTATCACATGATATTAAATACATTACATTTTCTTTAGGTAATTCATATATATCTAAGTTTTCATATTGCTTATTTAATTTACTAGTAAAATTTTCTATTTTTTTAATATTATTAAGAGAATTTTTTCTAATTAATTCATTTAACTTATTGATAGGAATAACTGATCTAGATGAAGATACAAAAGAACATTCATATTCAGAATTAAATTTATTTATATCTCCAGCACATAAGTTTGCAATAGTAATTCTTTTCCATTTTTCATTATTATAATCTGGGCGCATCCACCAATAAAGTTTTGATAATACAAATTCATTATCTTTATTTTCTGCACCAATTACCATTTTATGAAAAAAGTTTCCTTCTCCATTAGGAGTAGATAATAATATAGCTCTTCCTCCAGTACTTAAACTTGGATATGCAGCAACCCAAATATCTTCTATTCTATCTATAAATGCACAATTATGGCTTACTACATTATTTGTAAAATATTCATTATTTTTTTCTACATCTAATAAATCATATAATTCACATTTTTCTTCAATTAATTCTATTTTAATTACTTCTATATTTCCAAATACTATATCTTCTACTGCAAGTTCAATAGCATATTTAAATTCAGAATTATTCATTTTTATTTTAGTATTATCTGAACATTTATATTCGGAATTATCAGAAAAAGTAATCTTTAAATAATATTCTTTCTCTGTTTTTTTAATTCCAGAAAATTTACTCCATCCACTAGGAGTTAATACTTCCCATTTTTTTATTTTTTTTATATATTTCATTTTTCAAAAAAATGTTTTAATTTATTAAATAATTAAGGATATTTAATATAATTTATTTTATTTGACCATTAATATCTAATGATATATTTAATATTTTTTATCTTTTTTATTCATATTTATCTTCTAATAATTCTTCCATTTTTAATTTAACTATTTCACCTGTTTCTATATTTTTAATAGTAATTTTTGTATCCCCAAAACTACATTCATCTATCACTAAAAAACTTGCATTAAAGCTTCTTCCAGTATTTCCAGTAGATGTCATAGCCATTATTCTGGATCCATTTTTAAATTCAATAGATTCTTTATTTCTAGGATTTAATATTTCTGGTCTTACAACAGATGGTAGGTTATTTATAAAAATTTTAGTTTTTAATATTAATTCTTTAGCTACGAGTTCATTAATTGCAACAATTATTATGTCTTCTTCTGGATGAAAAATGCAATAAGTTCCTAAATATGCCCCAACAATTGTAGAAACTCCTAATTGTCTAGCTTTTAAAATTATATTAAATCTATTATTTTGAAAACTTTTAACTAAATTTTCTTGATAATCATATAATTTAAACTTTTTTAATCCATGAGCTCTTATACGACCAAAATCTTCTATAAAAAGTGTATAATCATTTTTATATAATAATAATTTTTGTAAAATTTCTTCATTTGTCATTCTACCAGATTTTTTGTTAATACCATCTTTTTTCATTAATGATTTAGCAACATCAGAATTTTCTATTTTTTCTTCTTTTTGTATATTTTCATCATATGCAGAAAGACTTCCTAGTAAATCTGTTGACATTATTCCTCACTTAATTCTATATTATCATCTATAAATAAAAATATATTTTTTCCAAAATATTCTAAATCATCTTCTTCATCTAATATATTTTCTACTTTTTCTATACATTTTTCATGAACTAAATATGTTACATTATCTACAACCTCTTTAACATATTTATTATCTTCTATTGGTAATTTACATAACGGACATAATATTGACATTATTATTTCTCATTTATTCTACAAAAATTACGTATAATATTTGCAAGACAATATTGACATATATCTGCTTTTATAATATTTCCATCTCCAAAAATAGAACGATATCCTCCTTCAAAATTTATATATAAAAATTCTTGAATCTCCATTGGATCAGTATATATATTATGACATTTATCACATTCTACTTTTGTTATACCTATTTTATTTTTTTTTAATATCATTACACAATTTTATTATTATATTTATTTGAATTAATTGTTACAGTTTTTTCGGGATATTCTCTAGAAATATTGTTTTCTTTAACAACTTTCAATTGATAAACATTTACATAAACTAAAAATCCAGCATCTGATACTAAACAAACATGAGTACTACCATCTTCATCTGGAAATATATCATAAACTTCATATTCTTTATCCATAGAAAAAATATTTGAATATCTTTCTGTTCTATTTTGATAATTTACATCTACAAAATAAGCTTTTGCAAAATATTCTGATAAAAATTTAACTTTCATTATATTTTTCCTTTTTTATATAAATATTATTTAAAATTATATGATTTTTCATTTTTTTCAATAATACTATCATAAAATTTAATTCGTTCATCTATTTGATTATATATATTAAATTCTTTTTTTACAAAATTATATTGATCTTCTACAACTTTATTCCATAAATCATTTTTATAATTTTCTATCCAAAATGAAATAGCTTTTACCCATTCATTTATATTCTCTGTTTGCATTGCACAATGCTTTAATAATTCTTTTTTTAATTCTATTGGAGCTAAATTAGTAAATTCATTTTGATATCCTCCAAAATTAGAATATACATTTATTGATTTATATATAGATCCTTCATAAACTTTTATTGCTGATTTACAACGATTAAATTCATTATGTTCTACATATGCTAAATTTAAATTCCATTTATTATAAAATTTACCATATTCTTCATGTGATAATATTCCTAATAATTCAATTCTATCTTTATCAAAATCTTTAAATAATTCTGTAACTCTATATTTATAAGTTACTTTTTTATCTGTTATACTTTGTTTTTCTACTATCCTTTTACCATTTTTATCTTCTTTTATATTATAAAATTCATCATATGGAGAAATTCCAGCAATTTTAAATTTAACATTTGGATATTTATCATGAATTACTTTTAATATTATTGACATTTTTTTAATATCTTCAAAATGACTCGTTAAACCTGCCCATCCTATTATTACATTATCAAATTCATTTATAGTTTCATTCCATTGTGGCAATGACCAATCAAAAGCATTTTTAAATATTTTTATATTTTCAAATTTATTATATTTAGAAAATTCTCTTTGTAATATTCTTCCAGTTGTAGATACATAATCTGAATTTGATATTTGATAAATAGCCATTTTATCTTTACCATGTTCTAACCAAAGATGTCTCATTGGATGAGTAATGGGAAGATTATATTCATTATCATCTATATCATGAATTATTACAGGTTTTTTAGAATCAATTGGAAATATTTTAGTAAATTTTAAATATGTAGAATTTGTATTTCCTGCTCTATGCTGAATCCATAAATCTGTCTTTTTTAACCATTCTATAGGAAATCCTTCATGTTCACTATAACAATAATTATATTTATCTGGATATTTTTTTATCATTGCAAGTAATGGAATCATTATACGAAATAAAGAAGTACCTGTCCATGAAGGAGTTGACATAAATATAGTTTTTTTATTTTTATCCAAATTCTTAAACGATTGCTCTTCTAAATATTGACGTATTTTATCTAATTCGCCTTCTTTTGAATAATTAAAATTAATTTTATTTAAATCTATCATTATTTCTCCAAATAGTTTATTTTTTATTTTTATCGGAAATTTTTAATTTTTCTTGTTCTACTATCTCATTATATTCTTTAATTTTATTAGATATAAATTTTGATATATTAACACATCTATCTGCACAATTTTTTTTAAAAATTTCAAATTCATGTGCATCTATAGAATATGTACGAATTATTTTTGTTCTATTTGCCATATTATTATGTCCTTTATTGTGTTATTGCAAGAACATCTTGTTCTTTTATTATTAAATATTTTTCTCCATCTACCTCTATCTCTGCTCCACTATATTTATTATAATAAATATTATCCCCTTCTTTTACTCTTAATTCTTTATCTTCTGTATCTACTGCTATTACTTTAGCATGTATAGATTTATCATTAGTATTTTGAGGTAATATTATACCAGATGATGTCTCTGAATCCATTTCAAATACTTTTATTACAATGTTTTTATTAATTGGTTTTACTTTAAACATATAATCTCCTTTTTATTATAGTTATCATTTTTTTGGACTTTAAAATTTAATTTTATTCTCACTTCAATGATTTAGAAGAAATCTCCATGAGCTTGAATTCCTGTAGTCCCTACAGTACTC